ATCACAAACAACGACTACTTCGGTGAAATCGCTAACTTCGGTGACTCTGTAAAGATCATCAAAGAGCCAGAAATCACTGTTAAAGAGTACTCACGTGGTACGCAAATCACAGCGCAAGACATCGACGACGAAGATTTCACTCTCGTAGTTGACCAAGCGCACTACTTCGCATTCAAGATGGATGACATTGAAGATGCGCATTCGCACGTCAACTTCATGGATATGGCTACTGACCGTGCCGGTTATCGCCTCCGTGATCAGTTTGACCAAGAAGTCTTGGGTTACATCTCAGGCTTTAAGCAAGCTTCATTGAACACCAATGCTAGCGCAGTTAACGATCAGGTTGCTGGTTCTGTTGCTGTCGATACTGCTGGTACCGATGAACTGTTGGCTTCTATGAAGCTCGACGCTACTAACTTCTCTTTAGATGACGGTGGTGCCGCTGTAGCTGGTGAAGCGATTCCTCTGAAGCCTCGTCTTCCTGGAGTCAATGCAACTACAGACGACGATATCTCTCCACTCCAATTGATCAACCGTATGGCTCGTCTTCTTGACCAGCAGTTCGTTGATTCAAATGGCCGTTGGATGGTTATTGATCCAATCTTCATGGAATTGCTCCGTGATGAAGATTCACGTTTGTTCAACGCTGACTTCGGCGAGAACGGTGGACTTCGCAATGGCTTGACTGTTAACAACTTGCACGGATTCCGTGTCTACGTTTCTAACAACTTGCCAGTAGTTGGTGGTGGTGCGGCTCAGTCTTCATCTACCCTTCAGGCTACAGACTTCGGCGTTATCGTCGCTGGTCACGATTCAGCGATTGCTTCTGCACAGCAGATTGCTAAGACTGAAACTTACCGTGATCCAGACAGCTTCGCTGACATCGTCCGTGGTATGAACCTGTATGGCCGTAAGATTCTTCGTCCTGAAGCGATCACTACTGCTCGTTATGTAACAGCAACTGGTGTATAAGGGGAGAACTTACTATGTCTAAATCTACTTCTTTGCTTGCAAAAGCAGTAATGGTTGAAGCGGAAGTCGAACTTCCGACTACAACTGGCACAGTCACAGGTCCATCTGTAGGAGCGGGTACTCTCGTTCTTGCGGCTGGTGTTGAGTTGATCGACGCTATGGACTCTGCAGACTATGATGTCACAGTAACTGACGGAACAACTGACTTCATGGCGGCTACCGCTGTGGATAGTGGTTCTGCAGGTGACTTCGCTTTCGGTACTCAAACACAGGGTATCGTTGCAACCGCCGACACAATCGACGTAACAGGTACAGCTGGTGCTTCACCAGCGGCTACAGTAACTGCTCGTGTATGGGCAATTGTTGTTGACGTAAACGAAGCGACAGCCGGTGCTGACGAAGTTGATCGTGATCAGCTAGCGTAAGCTAATTGCAGGGGGGCTTCGGCCCCTTTGCTCATTTCTTAAAGGTATTTAATTTAAATGGCTTCTACGTATCTTGCACTGACCAATGAATTGCTTCGTCGTTTGAATGAAGTAACAATTGATCAAGATGACTTCGCAGGTGTCCGTAACGTACAGGCGTTAGCAAAGGATGCTATCAACTCGTCCATTCGCAAGATTATTCAATCTGCGCAGGAATGGCCGTTTACATTAACTACTTACAATCAAACCTTAGTTGCAGGAACTCGTGAATACGATTTTCCTAGTGGCTTATCTTCTGTAGACTGGGAATCATTCTACTTAAAAGAATTAGCGGCGCAGGGTAATTCACCTTCCCGCCTTCCAGTTATTTCTTATACAGAGTATTTAGAAAACTACCGTGTATCAGATGACACCAACGATTCTGGTACGGGCATCTCTGCACCAATTCGTGTGTATCAAACACAAGAAGAAAAGTTTGGGGTTACACCTAGCCCCAACGCTGCTTACGTAGTTGAGTACAAGTATTGGTCATTCCCCGATAATCTTACTCTATTTAGTGATACCTGCGTTATTCCGTCTAGGTTTGATCATGTGATTATTGATGGTGCAATGATGTACATGATGCGTTTCCGCTCTAACGATCAAAGCTCACAGATTCACCAGAATGACTTTATGGAAGGCATCAAGATGATGCGCCGTGTATTAGTAGACGATCCATTGATTGTACGCTCTACTTACAACCCACGGTCTATTTATAGCTCTGTCATCAATACAAGAGTTGTTTAATGGCCGATAATCTGCAGATTGCACAGGTCTCTTGCGAAGGTGGATTAAACACCAACAGAGACGTATTGTCTCAAGGTCAACTTGCTTCTGGTAGTGCAATCCGACTCATCAACTACGAGCCTTCTGTTTCAGGGGGCTACCGCCGCATTAGCGGATTTCAAGAAGCTTACCCAAGTTTACCAGGAACAGGTGCAGTCTTAGGCGTATGTGTCGCTAACAATGTCAATGACGGTATTCTTGCATGTCGTGCGCCAACTAGCGGAAATAATTATCTGCATTATTGGGATGACGCAACAGATGCATGGGTTGCAGTAACTACTTCTGGTAGCCCTACCATGACTGGCGTAAACAAAGTTCGTTTTCATCGTTACAATTGGTCAGCAGATGAAGTTATTTTAGTTGACGGTGTTAATCCTGCGGCTACATACGACGGCACGACGTACACGCAGATTACTCATGCGAATGCTCCTACTAATCCAAAGTATGTGACTACTTTTAAATCACATATGTTTTTAGCTGGTGCAAGTGCTAGCCAGAATTCTTTGTACTTTTCGGCACCACTAGACGAAACTGACTTCTCTGTAGCCAATGGTGCTGGCGAGATTAATGTCGGTTTTGACATTGTTCAGATTAAAACATTCCGTGATGAATTATACATCTTCGGCACAAACAATATTAAGAAGCTGGTAGGCAACAGTGTTGCTGACTTTCAGCTACAGCAGGTAACGAATGACTTGGGATGTATTGCCTCTGATTCTGTTGTGGAATTAGGCGGTGACCTTCTCTTCATNGGACCTGATGGATTACGCCCAGTATCTGGTACTGACCGTATTGGTGACGTTAACTTAGAAACTATTTCTAAAAACGTGCANTCTATCTTTAACGATATTGTGCTNAACCAAGATTTGGATGGATTGTCTTCTGTAATTATCCGCCAGAAGTCTCAATTCCGTATGTTTTTTTCTGCTTCGGATTCTCAGGGAGTAATCGGAGCACTGCGCCAACAACAAAGTGGTGCAATTGCATTTGAATTTGGTCAGATGTTGGGTATAACAGCTACCTGTGCAGACTCTGGTTATATTGGACAATACGAGTTTGTTATTCACGGAGATTCTGACGGTAAGGTATATCGCCAAGAAAGAGGTACTGATTTTGATGGAATTGAGATATTTTCTCTTTTCCAAACTCCTTTTTATCACATGGGCGATCCAGAATTGAGAAAAAACTTTTTGAAGTTGTCTACTTACATGAAAGCGGAGGGTGACACAGACATCGTGTTAGGTATTGTGTACGACTACGAAGACAGTAATGTCTTAAACCCTACGAACTACGACATCACTACTCGTGGGGCGGCTGCGTTTTTCAACCAAGCAGAGTATGACGCACAGGCCATATATGATGGAAATCCATCCCCAGTAGTCAAAACATCCTTTGCAGGATCAGGAACTTCAATTTCAATCAAATATGTAACTAACGATACGAACGCAAGTCATTCCATTCAAGGATTTGTACTGCTTTTCGGTTTGGGAGATCGTAGGTAATGGCAGGGTACACCCGACAGTCCGTAGCGGATATTATCTCAGGTGAGGTAGTTAAAGCCGCACCGCTTAATGCTGAATTCAATGCACTTCGGGATGCTTTCGCATTTGCGGGAGGACATAACCACGACGGTACTTCTACAGAAGGTGCCTACGTTGGTCTAATCGCAGATACAGACGGCAACAATAAAGTTGTAGTAGACACATCTAATAATAGAGTTTCTTTCTACGTAGAAGTAAGCGGCTCCCCTGTAGAACAAATTCGTGTGCAAGACGGGGCTATCGTACCTGTCACTGATGATGACATTGATCTAGGTTCATCAACCAAAGAGTTCAAAAACCTCTGGCTTGATGGCACAGCAAACATTGACAACCTTATTGCCGCCGCTGTTGCAATCACTGGCGGTACGATTGACGGCACTACAATCGGTGGTACTACACCTGCGGCTGGTGCGTTTACAACTCTGACTACAAGTGGTCAGGCCACTTTAGCTTCAGCAGACATTAATGGTGGCACAGTCGATGGTGCTGTGATTGGTGGCACTACTCCATCCGCAGGTACCTTTACTAACTTAACTGCTAACACTGGTATCACAGGTACCTTAACTGGTAATGTCACAGGTAATGTCACTGGTAATGTGACAGGTAATGTGACAGGCAATGTGACAGGTAACCTCACAGGCAATGTCACTGCCGCTACTGGTTCATCAACATTCAACAACGTCACAGTCAATGGTACGTTAGATGTTACTGGTACAACCATTGCTAACGTCACCGATCCTGTCAGCGCACAGGATGCCGCTACTAAGAACTATGTAGACACTAAAGACGCACTAAAGGTAAGCAAAGCCGGTGACACAATGTCCGGTGCCTTGGCAATGGGAACAAACAAGATCACAGGTCTTGGTACCCCTACCGTTTCAACAGATGCCGCTACCAAAGGATACGTAGATACATCTGTAGCTAACGTCATTGACTCTGCTCCTGCGGCCCTAGATACTCTGAACGAGCTA